AAGTAGGTCCATGTTGGAATATCCATGGTCATACCATGTGTTGCTATGCCCATTTGCCATGCAATAACCTGTTCACGTTTCTTTTCACAGGCCTTGTCTTTAGGATCAGCCCACGCACCTGGCCATACACCTTTGGCAATTTGGAATCCACCAGAGTCTGCAAGCATGATAGTATCTGCTTCTCTGTTGCGAATCATGTCTTCTTTAGGTACGTGTTTGCTAAGGTCCATATCAGCATGTCCAGCACTGTACAAACTATACTTGTAAGGAAACAATGCTTCTTTACTGTTTAGCCAGTTCAATGCTTCCATGTTTGGAATGCCTTTTGGCAACCTATCACCAATGATTTTATTTTTGTCACTTGCAGGAAAACGTTCCTTGCCTATGTAGCCAGCATAGAAACTGCTGATAGCTGGCAAGAATACTGCATAGTCTTTTTGTTTTAGTGTTAGGTTATCCTGTTCGAGCATTACTTGCTCTGTGCAGGAAGTATGTAATTATATACTGCAATACCTGAATCGACTGTGATCTTTGTTGCACCACTATCACTTATCCTCACAGTTTTGTCTCCAGTTAAGTTCATAATTGCTATAAACTGTTGCACTGGCCAACTCCATGTTTTAGTTAAATTTCCACCAACATCATGTTGGAACACAAAGTCACCTGCGTGTGTTGAGTGATCGCCAAACAAAAACTTTAAATGGCCATCTTCGGTTTTGGTTTGAAATGTTGTTTCTTCAGCATTTGCCTGTGCTTGCATTTTCAATCTCATGATACTTGCAGTGGTTGGCTCAAACTCAATATCCCAAGGCACATCTTTCATCTTAACACCTTTGAGTTTTTCGTTTACAATCTCACTAACCATGAATCTATAGTCGTTTTTAAAGTCACCAGCTGCATTTTTAAAATGTAATCCAACTGGAGCATTTTCACCATTGCGTTCTTGACGCTTTACTGATATTTCTGCATTTTCTTTATACTCACCGATGTTAAGCAATATTTTTAGTTTTGCCAAGTTTGGCATACCAAATGTACCAATATAATCTGCAACTGGACTATGAAACTTTGCTTGTAACACAACACTCTTGTCCTCTGCAAGTCCATCTACCGCGGTTGTAGTATCTGTTCCTGTAATCTTAATTAGGTCAATACAACCCAAGTCATAGCTGTGTTCAACTAAATCTAGTAAGTAGTCTCTCATATCTTATCTCCAAGTTTATTGTAATCGATTAATTGCGCCAAGGTTTTGTCCACCTCTAATAGTTGTTCGTTTTCCGGGCTTTTGTAATTCTAGCCAACTAACACACCAATTTATTTCTTTTTCGCCATCATAGCCAGAAACAATTTTAAAACCAATAGATTCACAGTACTTTTTAAGTGTGTTGCCATTAGTGTAAGTATAGTACATTTCGTCTACTTTGTCAACAGCTTTTGGGTAATTACAATTATTATAAGTAAAAAGCATAACACCACCTGGGCGTAATATATCAAATGCACACTTTACATAAAGTTCGATTGTACTTTGTGTCTTAAAATTAAACCAGTCAAATGCACATATAAAACCTAACTGTTCTTTAGGAAACAGGTGTAATGGATTTTCCAAACTATCATCGAGTATATAGTATCTTAATCGCCTTTGATAATCTTGTTTCCATAATTTTTTAACTTCTTTAAAACGCTCTGCACTATTATCAGCAATATACAACGGATCGAGTGCTACTAGATATTCTGTGAACATACCTGCTGATGGACCAATTTCTAAACCAGGCCATTGAAAACTTATGTGCTTTCTCATAGTACCGACAAACATTTTTTCTGGCACTGTTTTGTTTGTACGGTATTGTTTTAAACGAGGAGGGTTAATAAACAACTCATTGTAGTTAAACTCATGAATTTTAGTTTCACTGGATTTCTCAAGATTCTTTTGGCTTATTTCACCGCTTTTGGCATGATATTGTTGTTCTAAGTCTGCTATCATTTTTTCTAACTCTAGTATAAACCTATTTAGATAAATGTACAACTCATTTAAATTTTCAAGTATATCTTGTTGCTTGTTATACATGCTTTGTTTAATGTTAGCAATATTAGGTCCGAGTGGTAATAAGTTCACTGTTCCATTGAATCTCTCTAGTTCTTGAAAAATTGGTCTTTCTATATTTTGGTAATCAACAATGTCTTGATTACTAGATATAATATGAGTTAGTGTGTTACGATATTTTACTAAGTCTATTAATTTCATTATTCAAACTCAAATAGTGTGCTAAATGTGTTGGTGGTATCTGTTTCGCTTGCTAAGTCCCAGTCAAGAACACCAAGCAAATTGCTGATTTTTTGGTCAACTACTGTTGCTTCCATCAGTGCATCATCAAAAGGCAGTTCTTTGAACCACTGTGGCAAATGTAGTTCATCGGTTGGATATCCAATTGAAGTCCAGTTAAGTGGATTGGTTTTTAGTTTACACACAATAGTTTTCATGCCATCCACAATACTTTGGCTATAGTTGTCTGAATTCATCTTCTTCATGTTGTTCCAATTAAGTGCGGCTCTTACATGTCCTGGCATGTTTGCACGACCTTCTTGTTCTTCACGTTTTCCATACATTGTAAGATTGTTTACACGTTTAGGAGATCCTTTCTCCCAAGCTGGACGATCCTTGAACTCGATCTTGAATTCTTTAATCATGTCAATAATTTCTTGACGTTCAGCCCCAGCAAGTACTCTTGTTAATAATGTCATCAAAAAATCTTGTATAACTTTTGGAGTATCTGACCGCTTTAGATCAAGACCCATTGCCTTAATTTTTCCTTGTTTGCCAGTTACATCTAGTCGTTTGCCTTCACTGTCAAATATGTTTATTGCATAACGTTTCTTTGTTATAAACAAGCCTCTATCTGCAACACTTTCTCTGCCGCCTTTGATAATTAATCCGTTGTCTCTTGGCACATGAAATGCTTGTTCCATAAATGCAGGCCAACTGTCGTTCAGTTGATCACTTATAGCATCGTAGAGTTGAATGCAAATTTCTTTGTTCCATTCCATATTGCCTGCTTCAACATCTTTTTTAACCGCTGGCCATGCACTGAAATAAACAGAATCTGTGTCTCCATATATAACTGCTTCGCCAACATGATCGTACTTGCCAGTGATTGCTTCGTTTACAAAACTGTCCATGTGATGTGCAATAGCTCTGCCAGTTAATGTGGTTGACTGACCGATACGTTTATCAAAAAATCTACAACCAGGATTAAGAATTGCACCATACAAACTGTTCAAATTGATCTTCTTCACCAACTGACGTTTGTCTAAGAATTCTATTTCTCCTGGGTCGGTTGCTTGTCTAAGGTTTGCCTGTATCTCTTGACGTTCCCTGTACCAACGTGCTAGTAATCCAGGAACAATACCTTCTTTTTCATAGGTGAATATTGTACCATTTGCACTTAATATCCAGGGCTGGTTGCTGTCAAATATAATTTTCCATATCTCTGCGGCACTGTGTACAGTTTCTTCACCATTTTCCCAGTCAACGGTGATTTCTGTACCACGTTCTTGTTTCATTACTGCGGTATACTCTAGTGTTCCAAACAAGCCTTCCCACGCCATAGCAAATGAACTTTTAGCATTGATTTTGTCCTTGATATAGCGGTTAGTCATTATAGGACGCAGTTGTCCTACTATTGTTTCTGGAGCCATGTTAAGAGCTCTAATAGCACTTGGATATAGACTGTTGATATCAATAGCACCTATCCATTCGTGTATACCTTTTTTAGGATATGCAACGTAAGCACCTGCCGCGGCAGTGTCTTCGTCGGTGAGACGTTCACGTCTGTTAGGAACAACCATGCCCTGTTCGTGTGCTTCATTGATAATTGCTTGTTCTGTAACTGCAACTGCACCCATGGTGGTTTGTAGTAGTACAGTATTTGCATGAGCTAGTTCATTTGCTAATGCAATAAAACGCAGTTTCTTATCTAATTTATCAAGCAATGCAGTATCTTGACGTGAATACTCAATAAACGTTTCAAAATTTTGATTGTACAATTGATCCAAAGTGCCTTCGTATGCAGTCTTCTTTTCATCAAGTTCATGCTCTCCTATAGCATCCAAACTATAACTATGACGTTCTTCGTATGTGTACTTTCTATACAGTTGCATGTAATCCATATGCACACGGCCAATGGTGTCAAACGTTATATTCTCTGCACCAAATCTTTCGAATGTACGTTTCTTAGGAAGTTGACCCCACAAACAAAAACGTCTTGTATCATCTTTGCTCAGTATGCGAGCAGTTCTGTTTACAAGATAGGGTATATCATAACCTTCACTGTTCCAACCACTGATAACATCTGCATCTTCTATTAGATCTAAAAATGTTTGTAGCAAGTCTTCTTCACGTTCTAGTAACATTGTATTTGGGAACTTGTTACATATTTCTTGTGCAGTTTCCCAACTCAGTGTTTTTGGAGGAAGTACCAGTGTTATCAACTGATCCATCCATTGTAGGTACACACTAATAGCAGTTACTGGATTGAACGGATCAGCAACACTACTGTATCCTCGTACAGGATCAAAATCTGTCTCGATATCAAAAAATGCAGTTTGTAGTGTTGGTGCGTTTTGGTCTTTGTAGTTTTCTTCAAAGCATCTAAACACAGGATTGATATCTGATTCAAATATATCTTTTCCAGACTGCATACGGAGTTCCTTGCGAAACTCTTTGTTATTACGTGTTGAGAATCTACTCACAGGGTTTCCATAGATGCTTTTGTACTTGCCTCTAGGATCTGCATAGTAAAAACAATACGAAGCAGGATATTCACGATATTCTCGTCTACCATCAATACGTTCTACAACATGTATTCTATCTTTTTCTCTATCAAACAGTGCGTCTACATAACTCACAGACTATAAAGTCCTTCCGGCGGTTGTAAGAATTTCGTCTAGTAGTTCTTGATCTTCTTTTTCAGCAGTGTAACTTGCTTTGTGTGCAATACGTATTGCTTTCTTGAGCACACTAGGTTTGATTTGTAGTTCTTCAGCAATAGATTTTACTGTGTCATTAAGTCCTTCGTTTAGTGCTTCAACTTCGCTCATTACACCCATACCTTCGTTAATGATTTGTGTAAGTTTTGCTTTTTGTTCTGAGTCAAATTGGGTTGCCATGTAAATACTCCTTTGTATAATGCATTATAGTATGTTTATTGTTTATTGTCAAGAATTTTATTAATAGTATTTAGATTATGGACAAGCAGTTATTAAAAAAAACTTGTTTGATATTAATGGCACTTTTAAAACCAGGGTAGCGATAACTTGGTCCTAGGGCAGTTCCCTCCCTAGCCTTTGGATCGGTCCTAAGGCTATTCTGTTTGTTGATACTGCATTGTAACGTTCCAAGCAGTACCGTCTATAAATTCATCCCTAGAAAACTGACTGTGTGCAATGTGTTCTAACATTTCGTTCCGATCAAAGTTGGTTTTATTTTGCCAATGTTGTACTGCACTCTCTCCTAGAATTTCAATTGACTTACCAAGGCATAGTGCTTCTACTGCAGCCATACTATGATGTGTAATCACCTTACGTGCTCCTCGTATTAATGGCAGTATGTCACGAAAACGTTGTTGTCTACTTGCTCTTCCTCCAGGTTTGTCTCTAACTACACAGTATGTATCTAGACTTTGATAGTGTTCTAAAGTTTCTTGTCTCCATGTGTCGTAGTCTTTGTTAAACCAAGTGAACAGTTTATTTGGCAATGGCATTACAAGTAAGTTGTAGTCGCCATTGTTATTCCAGTCTTGGTATCTTCCGTCGAGTTCAAGAGTGTGTATTCTGCTCTTGACAAATTTTCCAATACGTGTATTTTGCAATTGATTGTAGCTTATTCTGTAGTACCAAGGTTTTTTATAGTTGTGATTTCCTATATATCCATTGTCTATGTAGAAGAAGTTTAGTTTAAATTTACGTATAGCTTGTTGTAGATATGTGTCAAAAGGAGCACCAGTCACAAGTATGCGATCAGTTTCAATGTCAGATTTAGAGTGTATTATTTTGCAATCATAATTTTTTATTAGGTACGGAAAAAGGTGCTCACGTATACGCAGTGATTCACTAGGTATCTGTATTTTCATTATCTATGTGTTGTTCAAGATTTCGTGTTAACGATAGAGTTTTCATAGCATTTTTTTCAATATAATCTGGATGTATTCGAACAATGCTAGGCTTAATGTGTTGTATGTCTGTAAACTCAGTTGTATAAAGCATGTGATCAGCTGGTCTAAAGCCATGCATTCTGACTTGACCAACTAGGTTTTCAGCAGCATGTGGATGTAGGATGTAACCGTATCCTCCCATGCTATCAAGTCCTTGACTGTGA